ACATAAACAACAAAAAGATTAATTACGTTTTGGAGTTCGAACAAAGCAACGACTTAATAAATAACGTTATCTAATGAAAAGGCAAGTTCGCATCTTTGTAGAAGGAATGGAATTAGATTTATTCAACGATGAAAATATCGAAGTAAATTCTACGATTCAAAACATTCAGGATATTAGCAAAACCTATACCGACTTTTCGCAATCGTTCACAATACCAACGAGCGCAAACAATAACAAGATATGGCAGTACTTCTACGAAAACGCGGTTAATAGTTCAATCAATTACCAAGAACGCTTAAATGGCTACATTGAAATAGATATGACGTTTTTTCGTAGGGGTAAAATCCAAATGGAAAAGAGCCAACTAAAAAACGGACAACCTGACAACTATACGATAACATTCTACGGAGACGTTACAACACTTAAAGATATTTTAGGCGAAGATTTGTTAAGTGATGTTAACTACACGACAATAAACCACGATTACAATTTCACGGAAGTATTTACCCGAATAACTGATATTGGAAACGATTACGATGTATGCTACCCACTCATCACTTCAAATAGAATATGGGAATACAACAACGCAATTAATTCGGCAGACATTCCCGCTTGGTTAATTGGTTCGCTTGGTTTAACTGCTAACGATATTCACACAAATGCGGGTGCTATTGATTATCGTGAGTTATTTCCAGCAGTTCGGGTAAAATCTATTTTCGATTGTATTCAACAAACGTACGGAATCAAATTTAACGGAGCATTCTTAACCGACCCGAAATTTACTCAGGCTTACCTATGGTACAAGAATAAAAATACTTATGAATTTACAGGAGAGGCGCAAGATATTATTTTTAATTCTTTGATTGCGTCTTCTACCCCAGTTTATCCGTTGACTAATTACGTTGACACAACACAAGGAAAAATTACAACCATATTCCAAAACGGAGCATTTTTGCAAAGCATTATTTTAAATGTCAATTCAGTTTCAAGTACAACAATTCCTTATTACATAGATATTTATCGTAATGGAGCGTTATATGGCACTTTAAATTGCTTAGGAACTACGGTAAACGGAAACTTAATCACGATTCCAAACATTCAGGGTTTAAATGATTACTATACTTTTCAAGTTAGAAGCACGGCTTCGTTGGTTGTAGATTTCACTATTGAGTATCGTGTGTGGTATTTAGTTGTTGGTCTTCCTACTTACGATTACGTTACATACGACACTTTCACGAACACGCTAACAACTTACACCGACTTGGCGCAGTTAGCACCGCAAATCAAAGTAAACGAGTTCGTAGCGGGTATTTTAAAGCAATTTAACTTAACGTGTTTTGGTACTGGGTTAATTAACGGAACTTTCAATTATACTATTATTCCTTTGGCGGATTGGTACGCTTCAGGAGCAGTCATAGATATAACTGAGTTCACGGATAAAACCGAAATAGGAATAGACCGCGTAAAACTTTACAAAAAGATAGGGTTCGCATTCCAAGAATCTAATAGTTTAATGAATAAAGCATTTTACAATCAGGGGTTAAAAGAATACGGAAACACGGAATATCAATATCCTTACGATGGTGGAGAGTTTAGTATTCAAGTACCTTTTGAAAACTTATTATTTAATCAGTTTTACCACGCAGGAAGTCCAACGGGTTTACAAGTAGGTTATTCTTTAGACCCTTCGTTTAGTCCATACATACCAAAACCTTGTTTACTTTACAAGTTTGGCGGTATTAATTTAACCGACCACATAGTTTACACGGACGGAGTGGCTCACGTTAGTAATCACGACTATATGATGTTCGGACAAGACCTAACCGACAACGGAATAGATTACTCGTTGAACTTTGCGCCTGAAACAAGTTCGTACTGGTTAGCACCGATTCAACAATCAATATTCGCAACGTATTATTTTCCTTACTTAGCTAATTTGTTTAATCCTAAGAACAGGCTAACAACGATTAAGGCAAACTTACCCGTTTCGATTTTGACAAGCCTACAACTAAACGATAGGCTAATCATACGAGACAAGAGATATATCATAAACGAATTTAAAACGAACCTTGTAAGCGGTGAAACCACGTTCCAGTTATTGAATGATTTTATGCCGCTTTTCCCTGAAAGGATAATTAACACAGATACGAATCAAGATGGTATAAGCGTTCCGATTACTTTACCGCAGTTGGCAAATAGAGCAGCATTTTCGTGCGACAACCCCGACGTTATTTTACCCGACCCGATATTAGAAAGCCAAATGGTAACATTTATTTTACCACGAGCAAAAGAACCTGATGTAATTACAATTAACGTAAATTTTGATTTTACAAACGGACTTACGCAAGTACAACCAATAATCATAATTAGACAAGAATGAGTTACATTAATCAAATCGTACAACTTTTACAAATAGCTGATTTCGTAGGCGAACACGAATATATAGAAATCGCAAAAGGAAAATACAAACTTCACTACGATTTTAAAGGAACGTACAAACAAGCAATGAGAGAGTTTAAAATACAAAGACAAAAGAAAAATGGCAGAAAAAAGAACTATTGAACTTGAGATACAAGACAACACCAAAAGTTTAAAGGCGCAATATAAAGAAGCAGTAATTGAACTTCAAAAAGTTTCTGCTGCATACGGAGAAACAAGCGCCGAAGCAATCCAAGCCGCAAAAGCAGCCGCACAATTAAAAGACCAAATACAATTTACAAATGATTTAGTAGGTTCATTTAATCCTGATGCAAAATTTAACGCATTAAGTAAATCTTTTGGTGGTGTATTAGATGGATTCCAAGCCGTTGAAGGTGGTTTAGCTTTAATAGGGGTGGAAGGTGAAAGCGTACAAAAAGCAATGCTAAAGGTTCAAAGTGCTATGGCACTATCGCAAGGTATTCAGGGGCTAATGGAAGCTAAAGATTCATTTAAACAACTTGGAAGCGTAGCAAGTGATGCTTTTAAAGGTATGAAAGGTGCTATGTTAGCTTCGGGAATTGGATTATTTATTGTGGCATTGGGAACTGCCGTAGCGTATTGGGACGATATAAAAGCTGCGGTTAGTGGCGTTAGTAAAGAACAAGCAAAAGCATTTAAACAACAAGAACTTAGCGCAGAATTAGCGCAAAAGAAAGTAAAATCATTTGAATCAGAGGCAAAACTTTTAAAACTTCAAGGCAAAAGTGAACAAGAAATAAATATAATTCGCGCCAAAAGATTAAATAATGGAGTTGCAGAACAAGAAGCCTATATTAAGGCAATGAAATCAAGACAAAAAATTGAAGTTGATGCGGCTAAAAGAAATGCTAAAATTGCAGAATCGGTGGTAAAATTTTTTATGGATAGTATTTTTATGGTGCCAAAATATATTGCTAAAATGACGGATTTATTATTAATTCCAATCAATAAAGCAATTACATTTATGGGTGGTAAAGCTATTCCGACTTTAACTGCAGGTATGGACGAATTGGAAAATATAGCTGCTAAAAAAATTGCCAATTTTATTTTTGACCCTGAAGGTGTAAAAAGCGAAGGTGATAAGGCAATAGCAGAGGCAAATAATGTTTTACAAGATTTAAAAGACCAAGCTATAGACAATGAATTAGCAATGCGAGAAGCCTTACAAGGAAGCCAAAATAATGCAAATCAAACAAAAGCAGAAAACGAACGAAAATTTAATGAAAATTTACAATCATATTATGATAAATTAGAAGCTGACAGACAAGCAAAAATTACGGATGCTCGTGAAAAAGAAATACAAGAACTTGCAAATCATTATGATGAACTTTATGCGGCTGCTGATAAAGCTGGACAAGATACAAACGAATTACAAAAACAACACGCAATACAAATTGGGTTAATAAATAAAAAATATGATGAAATTGATTTACAAGCAAAACGAGAAAAAGAGGCAAAGGCTTGGGAGTTAGAAAAAACAAATAGGCAACTACAAATAGATGGAATGAAGGAAGGTAAAGCAAAGGAATTAGAAATAATTGATTTGGCTTACGATTCCGAATTAATGGCATTAAAAAATAATTTAGATGCTAAAACAATTAGTGAAGAAAATTACCAAAAACAAAAAGCGTTAATTGAAGAAAAATACGGAAAACAAATCGATGATACTAACGCTAAATTTGATAAACAAGACCAAGAACGAAGACAAGCCGCAATACAACGAAACGCGGATTTTGCTAAACAAGGGTTAACAATTATTTCCGACCTTACAGAATTATTTGGTAAGAAAGGAGAAAAACAAGCGCGTAAAGCGTTTAATATTAAAAAGGCTGCAAGTATATCAACCGCATTAATTGACACGTTCCTAAGTGCAAGAGCGGCGTATTTATCGCAGTTTACTCCAGTACCTGACCCAAGTTCCCCCGTTCGTGGTGGTATCGCTGCGGGGTTAGCCGTTGCAAGTGGATTAGTAGGGGTTGCTAAAATAGCATCACAAAAATTTGAAGGCGGTGGTTCGTCTTCAGGTGGTGGTGGTAGCGAAGGTGGTGGTGGTGGTATGAGTGGCGGTAGTCAAGCACCTTCGTTTAACGTAGTAGGTAATAACGGACTAAACCAATTAGCCCAACTTCAACAACAACCTACACAAGCCTACGTAGTTAGTGGACAAGTTACAACGGCTCAAAGTTTGGATAGAAATCGAATACAAAACGCAACACTTTAAAACAAATTAAATTAATAAGTTATGAGAATCATTGAATTAATCATAGACGAAAAAGACGAACAAAGCGGAATAGATGCGGTTAGCGTTGTACATTCTCCCGCAATCGAAGAAAACTTTATAGCCCTAAATAAACACGAAATCGAACTTAAAGAAGTTGACACCGAAAAGAGAATTTTAATGGGTGCGGCTTTGATTCCTAACAAACAAATATACCGCCGTAACGCAAAGAACGAAGAATACTATATTTACTTTAGTTCGGACACGATTCGTAAAGCAAGTGAATTGTTTTTAATGCGTTCAAACCAAAATAACGCTACTTACGAACACGAAAAAAAGTTAACAGGTTTAAGCGTTGTAGAATCGTGGATAATCGAAGACGAACAAAAAGACAAAAGTAAACTATACGGATTCGACCTACCTAAAGGAACTTGGATGATTTCGATGAAAGTAAACAACGATGAAGTTTGGAACGATGTTAAGGAAGGCAAAGTTAAAGGCTTTTCAATCGAAGGTTATTTTGCTGATAAATTCGAAATGAGCGCAGAAGAGGACGAAGCAACCGAGGTAATTAACGAACTCAAAAGGTTGTTAGGAATCGAATTAGAATCTTACACGGACTACCCAAAAGGCGCAATCGAAAACGCTAAAACCGCTTTGAGATACGCAGAAAAAAACGGGTGGGGGGATTGCGGAACGGACGTAGGCAAACAACGTGCAAACCAATTAGCAAAAGGCGAACCAATAAGCGAAGACACCATAGCAAGAATGGCAAGTTTCGAACGCCACCGACAAAACTCAACTAAAGAATTAGGCGACGGGTGTGGGCGTTTAATGTGGTTAGCTTGGGGTGGAGATGAAGGTATAGAATGGGCGCAAAGAAAATTAGAACAAATTAAAAATAAATAAAATGAGCAACTTAAACATTATCCTAAACAAGTTAGGAAAAATCGAAGAAATTCACGAAACAAACTTAGGTAAACACGAAGTAGAGTTGGCTTTGGTTGACGATATTAAAAAACAACAGGACTCTTTAACTAAAAAATTCTTATCCGAAATGGATAAAATAGCAAAAGTAAGAGAGGAGATAAAAACAATAATATCTAATATTTCATCATTAAGTAATGAAGCAGATAAAACATATCAACAATCAATTAATTTAATGAAAAAAATAGATGAGTTAGGAGTTGCAATACCTAATGATTTAAATGCATCAACAAAAATATTATTTAATCAAAAAGATACTGCTAAAACATTAATAAAAGATTTAAATAACGCAATTAATTCATTGACATAAATTAAATGGCTAAACAAGTTGCAACTTCTAACCACGTTCAAAAGCCGAAGGTAAAGCGTCCTAACGTACACGCGAAATCTAAAACGAGCCAACTTAAAACGTCAAAGAATTATAAAAAACTAAATAGAGGTCAAGGATGAACGAAAACGGAAATAAACCAAGGGCAAGCCGTACAAGCGGTAAACGTGCGTGCCTATGTAAAGACGGAACATATAAGCGCAAATGTTGTACAGGTGAACTACAAAACCAAGGAATAGGAAGCGGTATTACACCACAACAACCACCCGCACCAAATTGGAATCCAAAACCATAAAAATGCAACAAACAAAAATTAAATAAGTTATTAAGTTATGAAAAACATTTTAGACAAAATCAACAAAGCCTACGATGTCGAAGCGACTAAAGTTGAGTTAGGTACGCACGAAGTAGAATTAGCCACATTACAATCTATTATTAAATTAGACGATGCCGCTTTTAAATTAAAAGACAAATCGTTAGCTATTGTAAAAAAAGCAAAAGATGCTTTAATTGATGCTTCAAATAATACTAATAATGTAATTAGCGCTTTTAATAAGGTAATTTCCGAAGTTGATGCAATAGAAAAGCAAGTAAAAGATTTAGGATTGAATTTACCAAACGAAGCACGTGTGGCACGTGATTCAGCAGTAAGAGAAATTTCACAATTTAATGAAATTAAAAACAAAATCAATTCAATTAAATTTTAATAATAAACAAAATGAAAAATAGCACACTATTAGAAAAAATCAAAGCGTTGTTATCTAACGAAATTAAGTTAGAACAAATGATGATGGCGGACGGAGTTACTAAAATCGAAGCCGATTCTTTTGAAACAGGAAAAGAAGTTTTTGTAGTAACTGAAGACGAACAAAAGATAGCAGTTCCCGTAGGCGAATATGAATTAGAAGACGGACGCATTTTGGTTATCGTAGAAGAAGGAATCATCTCGGAAGTTAAAGAGGTTAAAGAAGAAGAAGAAATGCCTGAAGCACCCGCCGAAGAAGTACCTACTGAAGCTAAAGCGCCCGAAATGAGCGAACCCGTATCTACTCCTAAGAAAACTATTGAATCAATTGTTAAAGAAACATTCTTTAGTGAAATGGAAAAACTTAAAGAAGAAAATGAATTGTTAAAAGCAGAATTGGCTAAACTATCCAAAGTTGACGAAGTCGCAGAAGAAAAGACCGAACTTAGTGAAGAACCTACCCCAATTGCATTTAACCCTGAAAACGAAGCTAAAACCGAGTTCACTAAAATCGGTAAAAAAGCACCACGCGGGATAATGGATTCCGTACTAAACAAAATTTACAAATAATTAAAAACAAGAAAAAATGCCAAATCCAAACATTACAACAACTTACGCTGGTCAGTGGGCAGGTAAGTATGTTTCAGCCGCTTTATTAAGCGCACCAACTATCGAAGGTGGCGGAGTTACCGTTATGCCTAACGTAAAATTCAAAAGCGTTATCCAACGTTTAGAGACAACTAACTTTTTGCAAGATGCAACGTGCGACTTTAACCCTGCGGGACAAGTTAACTTAACCGAGCGTGTTCTTGAAGTTAAAGACCTACAAGTGAATATGACACTTTGTAAAAAAGAGTTCCATTCAACTTGGCAATCAATTGAAATGGGTTATTCTTCTTTCGATACTTTACCAAAATCTTTTGCTGATTACCTAATAGCTTACGCTGCTGAAAAAGTTGCTGCCGCTAACGAGGTATCTATTTGGCAAGGTTCTGCATCAACTTCAGGACAATTTGACGGATTGTATGTAACTGCTTTGGCTGACCCTAACTTACCTGCTGCTCAATTAGTACCTTCAGTTGCTATTACTGCGGCTAACGTTATCGGCGAGTTACAAGCGGTTTACGATGCTATCCCTGCTTCTCTTTACGGAAAACCTGATTTAAAAATCTACGTTTCTCAAAACGTTGCTAAGGCTTACGTTGCTGCATTGGGTGGTTTTGCAGTTGCTGCTACTTCTAATTCGGGTGTTAACGCACAAGGTACAATGTGGTACAACAACGGAGCGTTGACTTTCAACGGATTGCCTATCTTTATGGCTAACGGGTTGCCAGTTGATAGT